CGTATACAATTTATGTTGGTTCCACACAGCTGCCTTCCACTATCAACGGTGGTAAAGGCAGCAGCTGGAGACAAAAATTACACGAGTCCTCTGTCCAGCTCCATCAAATTTGAGGAGCTGATCGGAGAACTCTCATATAATGTTCGTTACGGCAAACATAGGGAATTAATTCACTTTGATTACCGTTACGAGAATATCTTTTATACTAAGGTTTGGAAGAAGAGCAAATTGCATCATCTCAAACCTAAGTTTCAATATGAATTCCTCAGGACTCATACACATTGGTGCATGAGGCTTAAGGAAAATACTAGAAGAATTCTAAGGAACCTCCTTTTATCTGGCAAATTGCTTAGACTTAAGGAGATATTGAATACATCAGATGGACTGGTGATAGGCCTGTTGATGGGTCTACCAGAGCAGTTCACTGAAGGTTATCAATGGTCCGACAAAGTACATAATTCGATAATCTCAAATTGTCTTTTCAACTATGCAAAGACAATTAGAGATATCAAGAAATTCAAAAAGATTGTGAAATCTTCTGCATTTAAATGCGAGAAAATTGAAATCTCTCCATTCATGATAGATCATGGTTGGATGGTCACAATCGCAAATATACTTAATAGAGACCACTCCTCTACTTCAAAAGAGAGGATGTTTCGAATCGCCTGCCTGACCCAATCAAGGGCAACAGGTTTAGGTGATGGGAAGATGGTCGATCAAACTATTGAAGAATTCATTCAGTCTGTAACAATCAAGAGAGAGTTCAGACCAAGTGAGATTCTGATTGATGCGATCGAATCAGTAACATCTTATGTTGCTGATCGAACAAATAATAGAGATCTTCTTTTCCGGACTTCGATGAGCACAAGTAGCTGCATCGAGAATGGTAAGAAGGATGAAGGAAAGTTCGGCTTCTTTAGATCACTTGTGAAACAAGGTGATGTAGAGATTGACGGACTAGAATATTTTATGGAGACAAACCAGATTCCATTAGTCGGTACCGACCTCTGGATGATGGCAAGTCAGAAGATTTCTACAGATTCTGAAACTTGCAACATTGTGAATGTTGCAGGAATACGTGAGAACGGAAAAGTCCGTATCGTCACATCAGGATCTTTTTGGAAGGATATATACCTACAACCTTTTTCACATCTAACAATAGATGCGATCAAAGTGCTTCCTGAACTTCGCAACGGATTGTCCGCTGGGAGGTTAGGATATAGGTTTTTACAACAATTATCGAGAGATACTGATCCAAATAACGATCAAGATGTATGGGAGTTCCCAAGGAACAACCATAATCCTGACGACCGTCCGACTGTAGTCAGACTGGTTCAGAATAACTCTAAACTATATTCATCAGATTGGACAAAGGCTACAGATTCGCCGACACACGAGTGCGGGCGAACTGTAATCAAAGCACTCCTAAGTAAACTTGGAGTGCCCAATCATATAATCAATAAGATCTTTTGTATTTGGTGTTCAGAAAAGACACTCAAATACAAAGGAAAGAAAGTTG